GGTATACTCGGAACCCCCTTCAAAACGAGCACGCAACCCAAAAAGGAAATGTCTCATTAAATGGCTGGAAAATAATTTATGAAAATCGAAACGCTGAAAACTGAAACGCTGGTGCCGTATGCCAGAAATGCAAAGAAGCACGACGCTGGCCAGGTTGCGAAGATTGCCGGGAGCATCAGGGAGTTCGGTTTCTGTAATCCGGTGTTGATCGACAAGGACGACGGAATCATCGCGGGTCATGGCCGGGTGCTGGCCGCGCAATTTTTGGAGCTGGCGGACGTGCCGTGCATCAGGCTAGGGCACCTTACCGACACGCAGCGGCGGGCGTATATCCTAGCCGACAATCGGCTTGCGGAAATTGGCGGGGGGTGGGATGACGAGATGCTTAAAATCGAAATCACTGAATTAAAGTCTATCGACTTAACGAGCTTGACGTTCAGCGGATGGACGGACGAAGAACTGGAAAACATCATCACGCCGGGCGATTTTGTAGAAAATCCAGAACAGGAATGGGAAGATATGCCCGAATATGAAAACCAGCCAAAAGGAGTCCGAACAATAATTGTACATTTTCCAAGCGAGGCCGCGGTGATTGCATTTGGAAAATGTATCGGTCAATTGCTCCCGGACTCCGCTAAATTTATTTGGTATCCATCGCGACCAAAGGGCAACGAAAAAGACTCTCAGTTTATTGGGCAACCAGAATGAATCCTAAATTCCCGATTTATATAATCAGCAAGGGACGGTGGAAAACTCGCTATACAAGCATCGCGCTAGAATCAATTGGAGTTGATTATCGAATTGTAATTGAGCCGCATGAATTTGCGCAATATGCATCGGTGATTGATCCACAAAAGATTCTTGTTTTACCTTTCTCGAATTTAGGTCAGGGCGGCATACCTGCGAGAAATTGGGTTTGGGAACATTCGATAAGCGAAGGCCACGGTCGACATTGGATTATGGATGACAACCTGAGAGGGTTTGTCCGGCTGTATAAAGGAGACAAGATTAAAGTTTCTGACGGGTCTATTTTTGCGATAGCCGAGGGATTTGTTGAGAGGTACATGAATGTTCATATGGCGGGGTTTCAATATGGATCATTCGCGGTGGTCGAATCATCAACGGCTAAAGGCACGGTCAAGACTCCATTTTGCCTGAATGCAAGAATTTATTCGTGCATACTTCTTTCAAATAAAATCAGCTATCGTTGGCGGGGAAGATACAATGAAGATACCGACCTGAGTTTGAGAATTCTGAAAGATGGACATTGCACCATTTTGTTTAACGGTTTTTTGTGTAACAAGCAGGCAACACTAAAGATGAAAGGCGGGAACACCGATCTACTTTACAAGCAGGACGCAGGGTTTGATGGGCGTCTTGAAATGGCAAAATCCTTGCAGCGGCAACATCCCGACGTATGCACAATAAGGCGACGCTGGGGCCGTTGGCAGCATCATGTAAATTATAAGCCGTTTCAAAAAAACAGGCTTATCAGAAAGCATGGTATTGTCATACCGAAGGGAATAAACAACTACGGAATGAAGTTGATTAAGATAAAATGACATTTGACATTGACGCAATTGCATGGCGATAAAAAAAAAGCAGGCACCAGCGACGGCAGAGAAGTCGTCAAAATCTCAGATTGCCGAAAAGGTACGGATAGCAAACGAGAGGATCACGCTCAATCGAGCACTCGAAAAAGTAAAAGCCGGGAAGTCGCTGTCGGCGCGGGAAGAGAAAGCCGTTGAACTGGCCGAGAAGGAACAGGACGCAACGATGGATGAGATGTCTGGGATGCCAGAGGTTATCAAGACCGCCCCGAAATGGTTCCAGTCAATATCAGAAACGGCAAAACATATTGGGTGCGACCGACGGACTTTAGGCCGATGGAAGAAAGAGGGATGCTCGGCATTTCGTGACGACGGGCGGATCAACGCGCTGGAGCTTGGCAGGTGGGCTATTCAAAACTCTAAAGATTTTGCGGATGAGGTTGACGACATTCTCGAAGAAAAGCGCGGGTTGGTCCGGGCGCAAAGGATGCTTGCAGAGCTTCGTTTTTCTCGGGAAAGCGACGCCGTGGTTTTGAAGTCGGCAATCAAAGAAGAGTGCGAATCAATCATGGCAAAGTTTGATTCGTTAATTGAAAAAGAATTCGGAGATCATCCATTAATTTATTCTGACCGATCCCTTCCTGAAATTGAATCGCTTGCGCAACCCCGCAAGAAAAAGTTCAAAAACGATTTCAAGAATATGTTGAAAACCATTTAGTCATGAGCTTTATTTCTAAATCCCTGCTCGCTTCGATTCCCGAAGATGACGATTTGCCGTTGGATGAGTGGGCGGAAAAGTACGTGCGATTCCCAGGTTCGCCGATTGCTGAGGACTTTAGGCGGGATAATATCCCGATGCTCATTGAACCAATGCGGGCATGGGACGATCCTAAAATATGGGGCGTATCGGTGCTGGCTGGGGTGCAAGGCGGCAAGACAGGCTTCGAGCAAATCGCGGTTGCCAGGGCACTAAAGAAGAGGCCGGGGAATATGATGATTACAACGCAGACGGATTCTGAGTCCGCGTTTTTCGCAAAGACGAAGCTTCTTCCGTGCCTGCGTGAGTCTCCAGGCACGCGGGACATCGTGGCAGGGCTTGGGCGGGACGACATTACCAAGGAACACATCATCACTCCCGCGATGTTTATTCAGATCCAAGGACCATCGCTCTCCGGCCTGCAATCAAAAACGATTCACTACATTCTGAATGACGAAATGTGGCGGTGGAAAAAGGGAACGATGGCGGAGATTTTGCGCCGTGCAAATGCAGTCAGAAATAAGAAAGTGCTGAGTGTTTCACAGGGTGGCGAACAGATTGCAAATGAATATGGGGAGTCTGATTGGGATGAATGGGGCGCGTGGTGGCATCAAGGGACGCAGAAAATTTTTCATGTTCAATGTCCGCATTGCGAAAAGTATTTTTCACCGGAGACTCGGCGGGAAGATGACGGGAAATTTATTTTGTGCTGGGACGAAACTCCAGAAACTCGAAACATAGAAACCAAAGAATGGAACTGGAAAGCGGTCCGGCAGACGGTGAGAATGCAATGCCCCGAGTGTGACGGCGTGATTGAAAACCGTGAGCGAGTGCGCCGGGAACTAGTGCAGAATTGGAAGTACGTGCAAACCAATTTCAACAATTCTCCGGGGCATGAATCGTTCCGCTATTCCGGCTATACGCTTTGGTGGCGTGATTGGGCCGACATAATCGAGAGCTTTTTACGCGCAAAAGATTCCTTGCGGCGCGGGAGCATTGAGGAGTTGAAAGCATTTACTCAAAAAGAAGAGGCGAAATTCTGGACGATCAAGGACAAAGAGATTCCGATAGTCAACACTAAGGGCGCGGCAGGCTACCGGGTTGAGGACTACGACAAAGGCGCGGCTGAAGAGGCACCGCAAATTAACGGCGAAGATCAGCGTTTTGGGTTTGCCGATATGCAAAAGGACCGCTTCCCTGTTTGCATTCGCGCGTTTGGCGGTGGCGGGTCCCGGCTGGTGTATTGCGAGGAGTTGCAGAAAATTGAGGAGGTGGACGAGGCGGTGAAGCATTACGGTCTGAAGTCAGGGGCCTTCGCGCTCGATGTCGGCAACTGGAAATCAGATGCCTTGGATTTTTGCCATCAATACAAATGGAGCGCAATGCGTGGCCGGGACATTAACAACTTTACCAAGACGCGAGGGAAACGGGCGACCTTGCTTGTCCCGTATCAGCGAGTAATCGAATACATGACAGGCAAGGCGCACCACGTAAAGGGCCAAAAGATCAAGGTGCTGGAGTTTTCCAACACGTATTTCAAAGACGTTTTCTCACGGTTGCGGGCGATGGAGGAGCACCAGATCCCCGACGACATTTGCCAGCTTTACGTCGATTCGATGGAGTCAGAAACGAAGGACAGCAAGCGCGGAATCTGGCGGCAGATCGGAAAGCGTCCCAACCATTACTGGGATTGCGAGATCGGAATTACCTTCATGGCGTTTCTTTACAAGTTGGTAGGGGCACCGGAGCCGGAGACCGAAGAAAGCAGTCATTGACACGGCGGCAGTCTTGTCAGAGGCGGGGCGCGGGGCAGGTTCGTTGAAGAAATTCGCGGCCGGGTTTTTGTTTGATTTATCCGCATGAAATACCCGCCCCACCTTTGACACTCTCTCTAGTGTGTGACTCCACTCGTTAGCGTTTTACTCAGGATAGCCAGCCTCCAAGGGCGCGGCGTAATCGAGGCCCTTGTGACTGGCCAGTTCGAGATTGTTAAAGGTTCCGGCAAGGTCATGATTTCCGCCAGCGCAACAAACAAGAGCTTTTCATTTCAGGTTGACCCCGCGCTTTCGGTTGCCGTGATTATGACGGCGGCGGATAAAACCCTTTCCTGGTTTGATTCTCACACCACTGTCGAGCTTGCGTCATTTTTAACCCGTCGCGCCACCAACAAAGCTCGAGTTTTCTTTTGCTGATATGGCCATCCTCGATCAATACGGCAACGCAATTTCTTCCCGAACTTTTCTAAAAGCGGCAGAAAATGGCGGTGGCCGTGTCCCATCTGTTCCGCTCCGCGTGCTTGACCCGCTCAAGAAATTGATTACCTATCGGGACTGGCTCACGACATCGTTTCTTTCCGATAAACTTTATGCAAATTTCGGCGTCGTCGAAGGCGTGATTTGCCAAAAGGCAATGTTTGCGGTCGGGAATGCATGGCTCCCCGTGTTCTTTGGCGCGGACGAAGAATGGGGCAAGGAAGCTCGAAGGTGGCTGATCGAAGAATGGTACCCGACGTGCGACATTCGCGGCACCAATTACGATTTTGTGACGAATCTTTATCAGCAATCCGTTGCCATTGACCGGGCTGGTGACACGATCAAAATGCTCTCGGAGTCTGACAATGGATGGCCAATGGTTCAGGACATTCCCAATCGCCAAATCGGCCAATGGGAAAGGTTTTCCGCAGCCGACCAAGTTTTAAAAGACGGTGACTATAAAGGACTTATCATGCGCAACGGCGTAATCATGACCCGCAACGAGCGACCGATGGCTTATCGAAAACTCGGCGAGACAAACGGCGAATTTGAAGACTTGGCGGCAAATTATGTTGTCCACACTTTCGAGCCAAAATGGAACGACCAGGCTCGGGGCTTCCCGATTTTCTCTTCATGCATCGAAGATTTCCGCGTGATTGCTCAGTCGGACGAATGGGAACAGCAAGCTGGCTTGATTGCTTCGGCCATCGGGTTGCTCGAATATAACGATACCGGCGAGGGCGATACATCTGAGGATGACCCGCTCTCTCTGCAATCTAACGACGGCACCCCGGACGGAATGGAAGTCAAGACGATGTACGGCGGATTGATCCGATACATGAAGGCAAGCTCCGGGCAAAAATTGGAGCAACATATTAACAATCGTCCCGGCGCAGATTGGGAATCATTTCAGGACCGGACGTATCGCAAATGTTTAGCGGCGGCAAACTGGCCTTATTCGTGGGGCTGGAAACCCGGCGAAGCGAACGGGACCAGCCAACGCACCGAAAACACCAAGGCCCGCATCGCGGTTACTGATCGGCAATCGCTGCTGGAACCTTGCGCTCGTCGGCAAGTTGGCTACGCAATTTCAGTTGCCATCAAAAACGGAATGCTCCCGGCTTACCCGGGGCAGGACAAGGGCGGATTTCTCAAATGGGGATTCACCAAGCCGCCCCGGATCAGCATCGACGAGGGCCGGGACCGGCAGCAGCGCCGGGAGGATAGCAAGTTCGGTTTGGTCCTAGATTCGACCATTGTCGAGGAGGACGGGAATACCACTTATCAAGAGTTCTGCCAGAAAAGGGCCAGAGACGTTATCACGCGCAAAAAGGCGCAGCTTGCGGAAGAGGAAGCGTCCGGGATGAAAATTGAAGACCGGGAAATGAAGATGTTCACGCCGAACGACATGGGCGGCGAAGCAACTGTTTCCGAAACCGATGACCCTGATGGCGATGATGCCGAGGACGAGCCAGACGTGGGCATCGAAAACACAAAACGCCAAATGGATGCCTATGGCGTCGGCGTCAGATCGGGATCAATCACCCCAAATAACGAGGACGAGGCGACCTTTCGGGCGCAGTTAGGGCTGCCAAAAATCAACGCCAACGTCAAAAAAGCATGGGAAGAAGACGGCGGGGTGCGGCGACCAATAACCCTTGTGGGAAAAGACGGGCTCTTAGGTGAGCCGAAGCAAAGCGAAGACGACGAGATTTAAGAAAGCCGAAACACCATGAGATTCCAACGCATCCACGAAGCCGTCAATCACCAGCCCTGGTTTATCTCCTCGGCGGGTTATAGCTCAGTCCGGGCGTTGCTGGAAAACGCGATGGCGAAACCATCGGCAGACCTTGGCGAAGATTTTTCCGACTTCATCCGGCAGCGTCCAGGGATGGTGTTTGACCCGATGACCGGGACCGCGACCATTAACATTCTCGGCGTGTTGGGGCCCCACCTTTCCAACATTGAGAAATCATGCGGCAACACATCGTACGAGGATATTGTTTCAGAGATCGAACAAGCTAAGGAAGCTGGGGCGGCTCGGATCAATTTCCTTTTTGACTCACCAGGCGGGGCTTGCATGGGTTGCCATGAGGCGGCGCAGGCCATTTCACGGCTCCGCGACGAGACAAGCATTTTCACGGTAGCTTTCACGGACGGCCTTATGTGTTCCGCTGCTTATTACCTAGCCGCAGGATGCACCGCTATTGTTGCGACCGAGAGCGCAATGGTTGGCAACATAGGCGTGATACTCCCTTGGGTGGATTCGTCAGGCGCATGGGAAATGATGGGGCTGGAGTTCGATCCTATCGTCAGCGAGGGGAGCGATCTTAAAAGCACAATGCACGGGCCGAGCCTCACCGAAGACCAGCGCGAATTCCTGCAAGATAATGTCAATCGCATGGGCGGGATGTTTCGCTCCCACGTTTCTGCAAATCGCCAGGTGCATGATGAGGTTTTCCGCGCTGGCTGGTATGGCGGCAGCGATGCAGTTTTGCTTGGGCTCGCGGACGTTGTGGGAGCCTCCCCGGCGGCAATCTGATTTGACACGCCAACCATGGCGTGAACCTACAAGATTTCCTTTCCAAAATCACCGGCCAGTCGGACCGACTCGAATCAGTTGTCGGAAAACTCACGGAGGCGCTTGCAACCGTCGAACTAAAAGACGCTGAAATCTCCGCGCTGAAATCCAGCGTTTCGGATTTTGAAGCTAAGATCGAAGCCGCTCCTAAACAGGAAGCCATTGACGCTCTCGAAGCCGAAAAGATTGACCTTTCCGGCAAGCTCGAAGTGGCGGTTGCCGAAGTGGCCGCGCTCCCTGAAAAAGTAAATGCCGAAGCTGCCCGAGTGGTTGCCAGTAACGGACACGCTCCCGTCGAGACCGTGGTTAGCGGAGCACCTGTCGCATCTGCCGAGCCTATCGACCGCGCCGAATTTAATGCTATGAGCCCCGCCGACCGTTTGGCTTTTTGTAAATCCGGCGGCAAAATTTCCTGAATATGGCAAAGGAAAAATATAACGCGCCGAAACAATCCGCTCAAGAAGTCGAGCACGCGCCTGCACCCGCCTCCGATCCGCTCATTAAAACTATGGCCGAAGTCGAGGCAATGACCGACCAAGAAAAGCAATCTTTCCGCGAAAAATGCGGCATCACTTCCAACCAGTAAAAAACTCCAATCTCACACAAATAAAATACCATGGCCAACACCCTCTCAAACCTGATCCCCGACGTTTACGAAGCCCTCGACGTAGTTTCTCGCGAACTCGTTGGAGCGATTCCCGGCGTCAATCGCAACGCTAAGGCCGACCGCCTTGCCACCGGACAAACCCTTCGGTCGTCCGTTGTCCCAGTCAATACGACTGCGACGTACACTCCGGCAATGAGCGTCCCCGCTGCCATTGATCAGACGGTCGGAAATGTCGAGTTGTCCTTGTCGAAAAACAAGTACGCAGGTTTTTCTTGGACCGGCGAAGAGGAATACGGCGTGGACCAAGGCCCCGGTTCGATGTCCATCCAGCAAGACCAAATCGCCCAGGCTTTTCGGGTTTTGGTCAATGAGATGGAAAACGATGTTTGCGACGCACTTGCCCTTGGCGCTTCCCGCGCTTATGGCACTGCTGGCACTACCCCGTTTGCCACCACTCTCGGAGATTCGGCGCAAGCCAAGAAAATCCTTGACGATAATGGTGCTCCGGCTTCCGGTCGGTCTTTGGTTATCAACACCAGCGCAGGCGCGGCTCTCCGATCATTGGGACAACTCACCAAAGCCAACGAGGCGGCAACCACGATGACTCTTCGCGATGGCGAGCTTCTGAGCCTTCACGGATTCGCAGTCCGTGAATCTGCTCAGATTTACAACGGCACAGCCGGAACCGGATCGAGCGCAACCACTGACACTGCCGGGTACGCTGTTGGCGCAACCGTCTTGACCTTGGCTTCTGCCGGGACCGGAACGATTGTTGCTGGCGACATCCTCTCCTTCGTTGGCGACGTAAACAAATACGTGGTGGTCAGTGGAGACGCTGATGTCTCTGGCGGCGGCACCGTCACCATTGCAGCCCCTGGGTTGCGAATCGCCATGAGCGCGGCCACTAAGGCAATCACGGTTAACGCTACCAGCGTCCGCAACTTGGCCTTCTCGGCCAACGCGCTTACCCTCGCCACTCGTCTGCCAATCTTCCCTCGCCAAGGCGACCTTGCCATTGATAGCGAGATCATCACTGATCCCCGCACCGGAATCAGCTTTGATCTCCGCGTCTATCCTGGCGACGGAATGGTGCTCTACCGCGTTCATGCCCTTTGGGGCTGGGCGATGGAAAAACCAGAGCACGCGGCTATCCTCCTAGGATAAGTAATTCACCCCAGCAAATTAAGACCTCGGCAGCAATCCCGCTCCGAGGTCTTTTTTGTAATGTGACACCGTGCCCTTTGTATGAGCGAATTTTCCGATTTGATGGCCGCCGGATTGGCGCAGACTGTGGCGGAGATTCCGACAAAGTTTACATTTCGGAACAAATCATTCACCGGCATTTATTCAGAGCTTTCTGAATCGGACGTTCTTGCCGCTGGCGGATTTGAGCAAGAGCTGACCGGGAACATTTTGATCCCGTTTTCTCAGGTTCTTGGAGGTGACCCGGAGCCGGACGAAGATATTTTCGTAAACGAAGTCCTGCATAAAGTCGGAAGGCCAGTCACTAAAGACGAGGTTTCCTGGTTTCTTACCCTCGTCGCTCCCTACTCATGAGCAACACATTGGACAGATTAATTGAGGACGGGCTTTGCAGGCTTATTACTAGGCAAATGCCGATCACTGGCGGCGTCCAGGTCGTACCGTATATGCAAGGCGGCGACGAAGATAATGCAATCCTTCCCCGCGTGGTGGTGAGAGCGGAAATCCTAGAGACGCCCGATCTCATTTCGGTAAATGTTTACGAGGTGGCGGTTGAAATCATAACCTACATCGACGCCAAACAGCAAAACTCGTCCAGCAAAGACACCCGGATCGTTTCTGGAATAGATTGTGTGGTGGAGGACTCAGGACTTTCGGCAAAGCTAACGACTAGCACGCTCGCAATTTATGGTGCTGTCACCGGGGGCAGAGAGCAAGCGATCGAAGGGAATCGTTTCGTGAGGACGCGCAACCTCACCTTGCACGGCGGGCTTCGTTAATTTGACACCGCCGCAGTGGTATGGCTTCTACTGTCCTCGGCACCGCACTTTCTTTTGGGGCTCCAACCGTCACCGGATTGGTGGTTCAATCCGCTTCTTTTGACGAAATCCGCAGCATTGCGGAAGTTGCTGATGAAGATGGAGACTTTGTTTCCGCTGCAATTTACGCCCCCAAAATCACCGGGACAATTGAAGGGGTGAACAACTCCGAGGCCCTTGCAATCAATGACGCAATCTCCGTAACCGGGGCTCCCGCTGGCACGTATTACATCACTGCAAAAGGACTCAAGCTCGGCAATACGGACTTCCAACGCGTGACCATTAGCTTGACCTCATGGGGCGGCATCTCAGCTTAAAAATGACCCGGCCCTTCGTGGCCCGACATATACCAAATGAACAAACTCCCGCAGGAAAAACGCGATCAATTTTTTTTGACCGATAACCTAAAGCTCGCCGCAGCAATGACGGCGGCAGGCTTCGGACTGAAAACCGCAATTGAAAACGGCGAAGAAGTAATCACTGGTATTTCCAGAATCATCGCTAAGGGCCGGGAGACGTTATCTTTCCGACTTGAGCCTAAGCACCAAGGAGTGAAGGCGGTGGATATGCTCAACGCTTTCAACAACAAGGTGGACCTGCCAGGCCGAGTTGATGAAATCCTTGCTGCTCGCGGAGTCACCGCAGAGGAGTACGTTTTAATTGCTTTTGACGCAGCCCGCTCCGGGCTCAACAACGGCTCGACGCTTATGCATTGCGGTCGCAATCAAAAGGCGATGATTGCCAAGGAAATTTCTGGCGGTCGAACTGTGATTTATCGCGAGGGGGCCAACCGCGAACAATTGACCGCACTTATCAATCACTCTTAAAAACTAAACCAAAATACCAAATGAACGACGACACCGACTTTCTCGAAGACGACCACGACGCGCCCCAGCGCAGGGCATTCACGCAACATGATTCCATTTCCTTTAATGGAATTGCGCTTTCCCCGCTATCCTTTGGGACGCTGGACTTGCTGCAAGAAACCCAAAACCGATTCTTCACTGGAAGCTCTAAAAATGCTGGCGTTTCGGATGTCATTGGTTTCCTTTTAATCCACCAGGCCGACAGACAGGCAGCAAGGCGGGCGAGGTACATGGCATGGGAGGGGCGCGTGGCATGGCGCGAATTCGTAAATGAATATCTGACCGAAAACGGAGCGATCATGGCAGACATTTCCAAGCTCACCCCAATCATTCAGAAAATGTGCCAAGATTTTGCTCGAATCCAAACCAAGTCCACAGACGCACCGGGGCCTAAAAAAAAAGCTGGTCGCCGGGTTGGTCAGCGTGGGTAGTTTCATCAATCGCTAAGGAAACCGGATGGAGTTATCAATCAATAATGTGGGAAATTCCAGCGGCGGTTATCATCCAAATTCACGACACGATTCTTTTCCGCGCCGGCGTAGGGCTAAGGTGGGCCGGGGACAGTGTTGACATAGACTCTATATTTGATGGCTAAGACTGTAACAATCGAGATGGACGCGAGCCGAATGGCTGGAGCTTTGCGCGAATTGGCGCGAGTTTCCGGCAAGGATTTCCGAACAGTCGTTAGAAACGAAACGGAAAAGATTCTCGAAGGGGCGGCTCGGCGTACATCAATGGCGCAAGCCAAAGACATTAAAGCCGCGCAGGAAGCGAAGGGATGGAAAAACATCAACGGGAAACTTTACAAGCTCAGCCACAAATACCCAGACGCAACCTGGGCAATGATTAAGCGTGAGCAAAAACGAAGCCTCGTCGAAAAGTTGAAAGTGCGAGGATTGGCTCGCAAAATCTGGCTGCAAATTGCGCAGGAACTTAATTTGACGATCAAGGTCGCCGGACAAGTTCGGAAGGCCACAACCAAAAAGGGAGACTACCCCATCGACGCAAGCGGCAGCGAGACCGGGAGCGGATCGGGATACACAATCCAAGGCACGTCTCTGCGAAATTACGCTCCCGGAATCGTGCGGGCATTGTCTGGCGCGATCAGAGGCAGACTTTCATTCTTCAAAACAAATATGCGGAAAGGCGTCTTTAAAAAAGCCAAAGACATCGCCGCAAAATATCCGGGGCTATACGTCAATGGCCGTTGAAGCACTCAGTTTCAAAATAGGGGCCGACACTAAGGCTTTTCGCAGCGGCATAAAGGGCGCTATGGGGTCGATTGCTGGAATGGCTGCCGCCTTTATTTCGGTGAGGGCAGTCATTTCGTCATTTTCCGACGCGCTCGACATGGGAGGACGGTTGAACGACTTGGCTTCCAGCACGGGAGACACGGCTGGCAATCTGGCAATTCTGGAAAGGTCGTTTCAAAATGCAGGAGCGGGAGCTGAGAAGGTTGGTCCGGCTATTGCAAAAATGCAGAAGTCTATCCAAGACGCGTCCGAAGGAACCGCCGAGGCGGTTGACGCGCTCGCGCTCATGGGCCTAACCGCCGCCGACCTGGAGGGCAAATTACCCACGGAGCAAGTGCAAATCATGTCTGCCGGGATTGCTGCAATTGATGACCCGACAAAAAGAGCTGCCGCAGCCATGGGCGTTTTTGGAAAGTCCGGGTCTAAATTGCTTCCATTGTTAAGAGATTTTGATGAGCAAATCCGGCGATCAAAAGATCAGCTTGGAAGCCTGCCTGACGTTTTGGATAAATCAAATCAAGAATTTGATGATTTTGGCGATGGTTTCGCAGCAATTAAAAGCAAAGGCACAGAATTTTCTGTAGGGCTTCTTTCGGAAGTTTTGCCGTCTCTAAATAAGCTTGTTGATACCTTTGTAAATTTGGATGCGGCGGGTTCAGGTTCTGCGTTCGGAAAAAGTTTGATGAAATATATCGAAAGCCTTGATGCTTTTGTAGCAAGCATAAATGAGGTTGGGGCGGCGGATACATTAGTTACAGCATTCAACGGAATGGTTCCAGCAATTGACGGCGTGAATACTAGCGTGGAAGAAACTAAAATATCTTTTTTAACAATGTTTGCGGCAATCCCAGGTTTTGCGCGGCCAATAAGCCTGTTTAATAAATTTATGGGCGCGACCGACGATCTGGCCGACGCAGCGGCAAATGCCGTTCCGCCGGTTGAAGACCTTGTAACCGCTACCGGAGACGTTGATCCTGAGCCAGCGGCGAAAACCGCCGAGGAAATGGAGGCGATTAAGGAGGCCGCAGATGAGGCGGCGGCAGCAATCAAAGGAGTATCTCAAGCAACTTCGGAACTGGACTCTGCCCAGACTCGACTGGCGGCAGCGAAACTCGATGCTGCGACTGCGGAAATCGCTCTCTTGCTGGAATCCGGGCGACTGACAGAAAAGCAAGCTGCCGACGCAAATTTCGGTTTTGAAAAAGCCAACCGTGAGATCAAGATTCAAAAAGAAAAGCGGGAAGTGCTCGATGATATTGACGCAACTCGGAAGCTTGCAAACGACGCCGAGAAAGCCGGAAACGATGAGGCAGTGAAATCCTACAACGAAAAAATTGCCAAGTTGAAGGAAGTTTTGTCGACGCTGGATCAACTTAATGACGAGCAAAACAAAGCTGCATCAAGCGGATTGGCCGAAGGGGATGCGGCAAGAGCTAACGATGCAGCGCGGGCGGCTGAAGCCGCTGCCGAAATAGTATCAGGAAGCGGGGACACCGGCCGATTGGCGGGCGATAGTGGAGCAAGCGAAACGAATCAACCCGCAATTCGGCGGCAACCGAAAGCGGACAAGATCCTAGACCTAGGGAAATCTGAAAAACAGATGGAGATTGACGCGGAACGCAAAAAACCACTATCCGAGCGGACCAAAGGCGGGACTCTTAGGGAAGAGGAAAAGGCTGAGAGAATAGCCGAGAACAAAAAATCCAATGAAAAATGGGAACGAGATAAGGCAGAGAAGAAGCGAAAAATAGATGAGCGTCGAGGGAAGAAGCCTGAAGACGAAAAGAAAGCCGCAGCCGCTACCAAGCAAGGCAAGGGGCCAGACTCCAAAAAGCCAGAAGCGCAATCCATGGAATCAATCGTAACCGCGATCAAAGCAATCCTTGAAAAAATTGAACCCAAACTCCCGCAACAGGTAATGGCATGAAC